CAGTTCATCCATTAACTCCTGTTCTTCTTCAAACCATTCATCGTCATATTCGACTTCTTCCCATTGCTCATCTTCCCAATAATCATCATCGACATTGGAGAGAATGGCTGTGAAGTCAAGTTCTTCTTCATCAAATATTTCTGGTGCTTCCCACTCTTCCTCTAATGCTTGAATTTCTTCAACGTAGGATTCACCGAGAACTTCATCCAACCGATCTTCAGCGATGGCTTGGTAATACTCAGCATCTGAAGCAACCCATGCTTCAATTTCTTGTTCTTCTTGAACTATCTCTCCGAGTTCTTCGTCAAAAGAAATCTCAATAGTTAATGGGGCTACTTCTTCGACTTCTTCTTCAGGGGGCTGACCCGGACCGACAGTGGTTGGAGGACCACGTTCTTGAACCTCTTCAACCCTGTAATCGGAAAGATCAACTTCTACAGCCGCTAACACTTCACCCGTATCGTCCTCAATGGCAATGTTCAAAAAGTCCTGAACGGGCGCTTCGATGACTGGATCATCAGGTTGTCCGGGTTGCGAAGGTGGTTGTTCTGTTACTGGAGGTTCTGGAGTAAAGGCAATTTCTATTTGTTGTCCTGCGCTTAGTTCTACTTCAACTTCCAATGCGTCCACGGCAATTGCGACAGTCGCTTCCTCAATTTCCGCGATTTCAATCGCTTCATCGGAAAAGTCCAAAAGTGACTGAGTTTCTTCCACAACAATTTCTGTTTCATCTGATTGTTCCCATCGTTCTGGTTCTTCTTCTTCAACAATGACTGCTTCAATCTGAACTGATTTTTCCTCGTTCAAAACAAGCAATGAAAACTTTTGTTGAGTTTCTTCTTCTACTTTTTCTTCTATAAGTTCTGCTATTCGATCTTTAGATGATTTTGGTTTATCTTCTTCTTTTTCAGGCATTTGAATTTCTTCAACGTCTGCACTGAAATCATCAATACCCGGTGGAAGGAAAACCAACACGGGATCTGCTGTGCTTGGACCAGAAATCAAATAACGATACGTGGCACCGGGAATTTCGTTTACGAACTCACCATCGTAGTAACCAAGTCGTTGACCAGATTCTGTTTCGATTTTCAAAGACATCTGTTTGCTACCAGAAGCGGCAACAGTCAACATTGTTCCTGATTCTGCTCCTTCTTCCTGAGGGCAGAAACTACAAGTGAATGGACCAGAACGAGCACGCATAGGTGTTAGTTCCATGGTTCCAGTTCCACCAGACCATGCTTCCGATTGTTCCGTGGGATTAGTTGCTGCTAATGCATACATCCAAGTTCCCTCTTTAGACACATCTATCCAACGTTCTTCGCCTGGCCAATTCGAGTCATAAATATAGATCCTGTAACCACTGGGCATTTCTTCAACCCTGTAAGGAGTTACGGCGTGACCGCCCTGATCGCTGTAAATACCGATTGTAAAACCAGTATGAGCATTTCCTTTTTCTGCTTCAGCAAAGTCATACATCAAAACTTGTGCTAATTCGGCAGGAGATTTCTCTAAGAAAGCAGATGCTGTTTCCTGAACCTCAGATGCAAACTGAGTTACATACCAATAAGCAATCTCAGATAGAAGTGCAGGATCTTCTTTGATCAGTCCATTAACTGTGTCTGTGTCCTGATAGGAAAGTAAAGTTTCGACATCACCTGCGAGTCTCAAACTAAGAACGGCTAAACCTTCACAGAGTCCACCACGCATTGACTTGTTTGCCTGAGACATCAATTGAAGAATCACAGGATAAGGCGTACATTGTCCATCTGTTACATCTGAACAAACTTGCGAATCGCCATACAAACGACGAGTCATGTTGACTGTCAAGTCTGCTGGTGCTTCACCGCCACCAAAGTTTGCAAAAGAAAACGTATCTTCTGATGCCGCATATTCAGGAATAGAATGATCCGCTAAAGGAACATCTTCAAGAACTATTGGCGCAATCGTCGTAGAAGTGGTTTCGTCTACATCTACAGGGGTAGAGGTATTAGAACCTCCCGACGAGCAGGCTGAAAAGAATAACGCTCCTGCAAAGAGGGCACCAGCGAAGCGACGCATAGTACTACCTCTTTTTGCGTTTATTCTGGTACCAGAAAAGAATTCCTATCAAAATGATTATTCCAGCGGCAACGATAATAACAGTGACCGAACCTCCCGGTGCTCCACTCATATCTAAAGAAAAATTCTTCGTTCCTCCGCCAAGAAGATCATTCTCTGATTTCAATTCCGCTACTGCGGTCTCTAATTGCTGAACTTTATAATCTAGGGCTGCTTCGTCCCCAGAGGATTGCCACAGGAACCCGAAGGCTCCAGAAACTGCTGCGGGCAGACCTAAGACATAAGCAATATTATCTTTGACCTTGTCAATTAGGCTTGTGACTTTGTCAGTCGCCTTCTTAGCATCACCAATGACACTACTACTTACATCTGGGTCTGCCCCAGCGTGTGTCTCTTCTAGAGGTTGAGAAAGTAATTCCCCAACCTCATTTAGACGTTTTCGCAGATCATCATCCATAGCAACCCCGTTAAATCCATATAGGACTTAAGTCCTAGCCACTAGTCATGATACCTGCCAACTCTATACAGCAATGTATAAAACTGTATGTCTTTTATGTCCTACGACATCATCGACGGAGAGCGATCGCCAAACTTCGATGCCATCCAACCTTTAATGACTGCAACTGCGGCAGAAACTCCTGCTGCAACAATCATCTTCCAGTTGTCAACTCCCAAATCCATGACGCTATTAGTACCCATGGCACCAATAGCAGCCTGAATGAAAGTGGCAATCGTGCGTTCGGCTAGATCTTTGTACTCAGCCATACGTCACCTCGTATTCCTCGCCTGTTAAGAACGGTCTTTTACGACCAATATGAATATTACTATCTAAGACAAACCTTAATAGAGACGTATACTGCTACTCGCTAAAACGATAATAAACGTTACCGCCACGACTCTTAAGTTGAGTTATGCTATGCTGTAACTATTGACCAGCGCTACTGAGGAAATAAACATGGACTTTACCTCTAAACTTGACAATGACAAGAAAAAAGAATTGATAGAAGCACGTCTGGAGGTTCTCGAAGCAAGTGTTTACAGTCTTTCTTGGGCTGCTGGCATTAATCCTGCCGATTTACCTGACGACTACACCGCACCTAAAGATGCAGCAGAGGCTCAAGTTCAACTAGAAGACGAAGTTAAACAACTTCTTGCCTTGAATAAAGTCCTAGCAGAACTGGAGTAACGATATGGCTTTAACTGATTCGGAAGTTACTGCCGCTAAAGCCGAAGCGAAAAAATATTTAGAATATTCTATTCAAATACTTTCCGTTTCTTTAGGTGTTGATTCCGCTACTGTTTCTAGTTCTTATACAATTCCTGTTGCTTCAGATCATGGCGATTACGCCTCTTACGAGAGTATGAAAAATCAAGCAACTGCTCTGGAGGCACTGGGATGAAATACCCAGATATTCAAACTGCTGACCCTGCAACTACTTTTATGGATGAAGCACGAAATCAAAATCGTGAGATCACAAATTTTTCAGAAGATACATTTATAAGCACAAACCGACGAGATGATATTTTTCGTTGGAACCCTTCACTAAATGGAATGGAATTTGTATCTGATAACCTCACTGCTTTTTGCTCACGGTTTAAACTAGATGAGGCTTAATCATGGCGATAAGGAATAGTTGGGAAGAAAGCGGCTCACTCTATAACGGTGCTAAAAATCAGACTGCTGCTGAATACAATCTTGCAGTCATAATGTTTATTGTTGGACTTGATTGGGCAAATATAGATAGCACCACAATTGACAATATTATTGATGGTGTAAATAGCGTTCAAAAAACAGATTCTTCTGCTTCTTATACTTTAAGTTCTTCACAGCATCATGTTCATGCGGAGCGTCGTCTTCTTAGTAATTCCGCTCGCCGTTTATGGCGACAACGTCATATAGCGATTGGAGTTCAAGGTGGCTAGTAGTTACACAGAAACAGCAAAAGTTGCTCGCCAACTTTCTACTGTTCCTGATAATTGGGCGAGCATTATTAAAGATTATGCCAGTTCAGTAGAAACTTTGTATGACAATCTTTCAGTTGATCGCAGAACAATTGCTGTTGGTGCAGATTTTGAAATGCATTTATTTAATGCTTTGGCAAACATGGATGATGCTTTAGAAGCAGGCGTGTTTACTACAATAACTATGCATGCTGCTTTCATGGACACGAACACAGATGGCACTCCTCAAAAAGTACTTGCTGGTTCAGCCCTGCCTGTTATCCAACTTTTTGAACAACTTCAAGATGCCAAAAAACAATATACTTTCATAA